TTAATTGTTCGTGATATGAAAGTATAGCACCGATTGCAATATTAGTTGCATGATCATTGGCATACTTTGTTTCAAAAATATTTTTCTTAATTTGTTCTAAAGTACTAACAGAGAAATTATTGTCGTTCTTTAGATTCTCTGTTAAGAGTATATTAGCAAACGATGTTGCACTTGTCGCTATATCAAACAAATTTATATCCATACAGTTCACCACCTTTTTTTAATAATACCACAAAGCCGAAACCGCCGCAAGGCGGTCAGCAGGAAATGACCTCCCTGCTCTGATGATGGCAGGTCAAAAGGATGTGATTTTTTGATTTATCTTACAACCAAAGAAGTTGCTGATATAAGGAATTGTTCGGAGCGACACATACAAGCCGGTGTAACAAGCGGAATGATTAACGCTCAAATAATTATGGCAAATAACAACCGCAAAAAGTATTTAATACCTTTGGACGAACTATCCCACTCCGAACAACTCAAATACTATAAATCCCACGCAATCCCTATTCCCGAAGATTTGCTACCTGAACGCAAGTCAGAGCGACCTCATAAGGAGTTTGACGAATTTTCGGCGACCCAGCGTGAAGAAATCGCCGAGTGGATAAGAATACTTAACGCTTGGGATGAGTTTTGTGCAACATCAAAGCTACAAAAAGTACCTGCGACAGAAAAATTTGTACAATTACAAAAGGTTGCTAACCACGACCTTAACATATCAAAGGGAATTTTGTACCGAAAGAAAAAGGCTTTAAAAGCCGATGATCTTGCAGGACTGCTTGACAATCGTGGAAGTTGGAAAAAAGGTACATCGTCAATCCCCGAAGAAGTGTGGCAATGCTTTTTAAGTTTTTACCTTGATGAGGCTCAACACCCGATTAAGGCTTGCTATGAGTACACGGAAATGTGGCTAAAAAGAGAAGCTCCACAGTTGTTGCCTCTCCCTGCTTACGCATCGTTTTACAGGAAAGTACAAACGGCAATACCTAAGCCTGTTGAAATTATGGGACGGCAAGGTATGAAAGCATTTAGAGACAGATGTGCTCCATACATACGCAGAACTTATGAAGGTATGGCATCAAACGAATGGTGGATCGCAGATAACCACACATTTGATGTGCAGACAAAGGGCGAAAACGGCAGTATCCACAGGCTTTATCTTACAGCATTTTTTGATGCTCGTTCGGGTATTTTTACAGGCTGTTATGTGACCGATGCACCGTCATCGCAGGCTACATTGATAGCTCTACGAAAGGGCATAGTTAAGTACGGCATACCCGAAAACATATATGTAGATAACGGTCGAGAGTTTCTGACATTCGATGTCGGCGGACTTGGTCATAGATTGAAAAAGAGTCAAAAGGACAAGTTTGCACCGCCGCCTGTTTTTGAACGGCTGGGCATTAAAATGACAAATGCTATCGTACGAAATGCGAAGGCAAAGATTATTGAAAGACGATTTCGAGATGTTAAAGACCGACTTTCAAGACTGTTTCCGACTTATACAGGCGGTAATGTAGTCGAACGACCGGAAAGACTTAAAAAGGTAATCAAGGACACCGACAACATACCCACGGATTATGAATTCACTCAGGCAGTTGAGGACATTTTAACCTACTATATGAATGAAAAACCATATAGCGGAGCAGTAAACTCAGACAGCGGTAAAAGTCGAATGCAGGTGTATCGTGAACAACTTAAAGAAAAACGAGTTGCCTCAGAACTTGACCTTAACTTAATGTTAATGAGGAGCACAAGAAGTCAGAAAGTCGGCAGGCGTGGCGTACATCTTACTGTTGCAGGCGAGAAAATTGATTACTACAATGATGAACTTATTTTAAATCATTTTGGAGAATCAGTTTACTGTCGATATGACCCAGAAGATATTTCGGAAGTCAGAATATATGACCTTGATGATAACTACATAATGACCGCTCCAACAGACAATGAAGCAGTCCTTGCCTACGGAGCATCTAAAGATGCAGTTGCTCAGGCACTCCGTAAAGTTAAGAGCCTTGAAAAGCTCACCAAACAGGAACTCAAGGCAAGTCAGATTACAGCATTTGGCAAAGAAACAGCACTCAATCTTGTGCTTGCAACAGCAGAAGAAAACAAGTCGAAAGCCGAGGAAATCAATCCGAAGGTTATATCAGTACACCGTGCCGATGAAACGGCAGAGCAGTTGCCCATGGCAGTTGGTCAGTCGAATATCGTAACGATAGATAAGGCAAAAATGATAAGAAATCTTGAACAACGACAGAAGGAGGAATAATAAATGTCGGTAATGTCAGCCAATCCTGAATTACAGGAGAAATTAAGGAACTTTATCGAAGAGTGCGGCTCACAAACCAAAGCCGCAAGGGCTCTCGGAAAGTCAGCAGCGACTTTGTCAACCTACTTGAATAACCATTATAACGGTAATTTAAGTGATTTTGAAAAGTTTTTAACAGAGACTTTTGAAACAAAAGCCGCTGCAGAAAATCTGAAATCAGCTCAAGTGCTTAACAGCTACAAGCCTACAAGCATAAGCTCAGAAGTTTATGAAACAATCCGCTTGTGTCACCTTAAGGGCGGTCTTGCAATTGAGTGTGGCGATGCAGGCATCGGTAAAACAATGGCGTGCAAAAAGTATGCTGAAGATTATCCTGCAACAGCAATTTATGTGTCCGTAAACCCCTGTTTAGTAACTTTAAGTGCATTTTTAAAACTGCTTTGCAGAACACAGAAAATCACGGCATCAGGGCGAAAGGATGAAATGTGGCTGAGGCTTGCAGACAGCTTTGAAGGCGAACGCAAGGTGCTCATCATTGATGAGGCACAGCACCTGCCGATTAAAACCATTGAGGCTATCAGAGCTTTTTTTGATAGCAACCCACAGCTTGGCATTTGCCTTGTCGGAAACATTGAAACCGTTACAAATACCGGCAAAAGCAAAGAAGCGTTCGCTCAGATTCGCAATCGCACAAAACTTACCGAGGTAAGGCACACATCAGCTATCAAAAACAGCGATATTGAGTTATTGTTTCCAGCTATAAAAGATGATGAAAGGGCGGTTAAACTATTACTTGGTGTCGCAAGGACGGAACAGGGTATCAGAGGAGCAAGCAATGTATTTGGTAACGCTGTGGATAACGGAAATATCACCTATGAGGGATTAATAGCAATGGCAAAAGCTATGCGTATCAAGGTGTTTTAAACAATATTTGGAGGGATTTAAAATGTCGTTAAGAAAAATTGTGTTACTGCTCGCCGCAGGGTTCAGCACGGGAGTAGTAATGACTGCCGCATTCGGTCATGCAAGGAGCTTTACAGCAGGCGGAGAAATTTGCTTTGTGCCTATGGTGCTCCTGCTTGTATGGGTTGGTTGGATGCTCCGTGGCGAAAGCCGAAAGGTAAAAAAGAGTAAAAGGAGGGGTAACAATGACCGCAGAAGAGTGGAAAAAGGTTGACGAAGCCCTTGCATCTGTATGGAGTCCGTGTGTACATCTCAAAATTGACGGATACAAAGTATCTCTGAACCTCACTCAAAAATCACGATTTCAAAATGCTATCGTAGTTTATATCAACGATGAATTTCGTGGCAAGTGGCTTATGGAGGACTGCGAGGAACGCAGGAGATTTTGTTGTTGTAAAAAACAGTCGGTAGTTACCGAAAAAGATTGCAAACTTTACGGAGCTCGTAGCAAGAAAGCTAAGCAGGAACTCAAAGAGAAGTTTGGCTATGATGTGTATTTACCATATTGGACAAACTTTGAGAAAATGAAAAAACATTTTATTGCTAATAACAAAAGCATTGAACTTTATTAAATTTCGGAGGGATAAAAATGAAAGACTACATAGTTGATTTTGGAAATGAATTGAGCGATGCAATAATAGATTCGTTTGCTAAAAAAGCCAAACCCGCTATTTGTGAAAACAGGACAGTAATAATGATGGTTGAAAATCCTGATCACTCGACTGAATCTGTTGTAACAGGGAATGCTTTCATCGTACTTGGAAAAATAGGAGAATTAACAATCGACGTTATAAAAAAGCTCGAAAAAAATATGGGTAAAACTTTTGCAAATGACACTTTGAGCGGTTTTATTAGTGCACTAAAAGAGGTTAATGAGCGGAGAAAATCCGCTCACCTTAATGCAACTTCCGACAACGGGAACGGTCACAAGTCCGTGTAAATGCAGAGTGAGGACAGCAATAAATATTGAACAGGAGGTCAATTTATATGAAAACATCAAAGAAAATCTGTAAAAACGGCTCTATTACTCTACCTAAGCAGATAAGAGGCGAAGCAGGCTTATTCCCCGGCAATGCAGTTGACATTGAAACAAGTACAGACGGCACTGTTACAATTAAACCGTCCGCTCCCTGTTGTCGCTTTTGCGGTACAGTTGAAAATGTAATCATTGCAGATAATGTTATCATCTGCCGCAAATGTGCCGAAAAATTACTTGCAAAGGTGGATAAAACAGATGACTGATTTAAAAAAGCAGATTGATGAGCTTGCAGGCATTAAAGCAGATATGAGCAAGCTCAAGGCACGCAAGGACAAGCTCGAAGCAGAGATTATTATGCAGTGCTCGGAAGACCTTGAAAACACCAAATATAAGAGTGTCCATTATGCAGGCACAGAATCAGAGCTTACAGCGGTAACTTCGGAATCTCTCAAAATTACATACAACTCATTTTTGCTCTCAATTTTTGGCAAAGCATACAAAGATGCGGTTACGGAAAAGACAGAATATTCCCTCTCTGCTCCGGCAAAAAGAATGCTCATCGGTTTGTGGAAGGGCAATTTTGTAAGATGCACAGTCAAAGAAGTTATTGAACAGATGAACGGTGTATCTGATGACGAACGCAAACAGCTTGTCAAGAAATGCAAGGGCATTAACTACGATAAGGATGTAAACAATATTTTAAAGTTCACAAACCTTTCGGAGGACGATGCAAAAGAGTATGCCTACCTCATTTCAGAGGCGGCTGTATGGCAAGACTTCAAAAACCTGCTGACCGTCAACGGTATGGACGAAAGTCATATTGATGATATCCTTATGAAAATACAAAGCAGTTTTGTTGTTGAGGACAGCACAAAGATATCTTTAAGCTCTTTGGTTTGATGAGGTGTTTTGTATGTTAAAACCTCAGCAAACGCAAAGAATATACGCAATGGCGGCACGGCTCGGGGTATTAGAATCAGGCAACAAAAACGATATGCTGCACACGATTGTTTATCGTCTTACTCAAAAGGAAAGCATACGCAGTCTTAATGAGAATGAGTATAAGACGGTTGTATCTGAACTTGCCGAAAGGCTGAAATTACAGAACCTCACAGAGCCGCCGAAACCG